AAATAATATAAAAGATATATCATGTGAATTAGTAATAAAGTTAACTTTGAATGGTACTATAATAGCACAATCTAGTAAAATGTTTTTAAATAGGACACTTATAACAACTGAAGATAAACGTTCTTTATGTAAAGAATTTAGAACTAGGTTTTTTAGATTGATATTTGAAAATACATTGATTGAAAGAATACAGTTCACAAAAATATTAGAAAATGAGCAATTGTAGAAATAAAAGTAGGAGAACACACAATAATAATTGTGGAATAAAACGTAATACATATAGATTTAATATAAATGGAACTATAATACTTTACGATAGAACACATGGTTTAAACATTATTAATTTTGACATATGTAATGGGTACGAAGTAATAGAAGCATTAAAACATATAATAGAACATGAGCAGCGTAGCAAGAAGACAACGAAGAGGAAAGGCAGATCACATAGGTAGACCAATACCCAAAAGATTGTTCAATAACTCTAAAAGAACTAAAGGAGTACAAGCAATGTCTGGTAAAAAACAATTAAGTTATTTTCAAATGAAAGAAAGACTTAAATATATTATAAAATTAGCAGATAAAATAAAAGAGGGTGGTGATACTTTAATGGGGCAAGATTACAAAGAAGTAATACGTAAATATGATAAAAATATATTTATAGATACTTATGAATTAGAATTAATGATAAAACATAATGGATAATGAAACTTAAAGACGTATTAAATATAGAAAATATAAAATCCTTTATAGAAGGTAATGCAAAATACCATTACGATAAACTAGTAGGAGTCCCAGATTATATTAAAGAACAAGTTATATGGAGATTGGAGCAATGTAAAGATGATTGCGTAGTAGAAGGAAAATGTAAGGAATGTGGATGCCCAACAAAAAAGAAGGTTTACAACGATAAATCATGTAATAATGGAGAAAGATTTCCAGACCTTATGGGAGAAAAAGAATGGGTAAAATTTAAAAAAGAAAATAACATAGAATAAATGACAAACATATTCAACTATAGATTTAAAGATATCACAAAAGCACTTGAAACAGTAGACAAATTAAAAACAAAGATTCAAAATAACTTAAACAATAGTATAACTCTAACCTATATTGAAGACAAGAGTTACTGGAATCTAAAATTAAGTATAACCAATGAGCAACAAAAATCAAACAAAACTAGGATATTTAACACAGTTGCTTAATAGTTATACTCTAACTAACAAAATGTCACCTTTTCCACTTTATGATACAGAAGTACTTGAACTATTAAGATTAAGAATTGAAAAAATGAAAAAAGAAGAAGATGAAACTATAGAGTGCTGTGCAGATTGTAAGAGTTTAGGTTTATACGATGAAGAAGAGAATAAAACTTGGTGTATAAAATGTAATTCACTAAATAAGATTGAAGTATTACCTAATTATAGTTACTGGCATAGACAATACGGACATATATGGATTTAAAAGTCATAAAAGTAATGGATGTTGTATTAGATGAAGAATCTGAAAAAGTAACAAGGTTATATTTACCTATGATACTAAAGAAATCAGATGTTGAATATATAACACCTAATATTACTCAAAAAGGTAAACCATATAAAACAATGTCAGTACTAAAAACATATAGTGGAGATACTCACATCGTAATGGGAAATTATTTAGAAGCAAGTGAGATAATAAAAGATAAATATATAAGTAAAAATATAGGATATAAATGAGCAATAAAAAACCAATAAGCTTTTCAATAGCTTTAAATGAAGAACAAAAGATAGCTAAGTCTGTTATACTGAATACTCCAATTAACTTTATAATGGGTAAGGAAGGTACAGGTAAGACTATGCTAGGAGTAAATATAGCTCTAGACCTATTTTTTAGAAAAGATACCCATTATAAGCAAATAATAATTACTAGACCTGTTGTGGCAACTGAAGATTTTGGTCATTTACCAGGAAATATGAAGGAAAAATTAGACCCTTTCATGCAACCAATATACGAAAACATAAGAAATGTATATGGTAATACACCAACTAAAAAAGCAAAAATAGATAAACACTTAGAACATGAGGATATTAGGATATTACCAATAGCTTTTACTAGAGGTGTTAGTTATGATAATGCAATAGTAATAGTAGATGAATTTCAGAATTGTACAAGTCATCAATTAGAAATGATTATAGGGAGATTAGGAAATACTTCAAAATTATTATTCACAGGTTCTAATGTTCAAATAGATTTAAAATATAAAAGAGATAGTGCAGTAAATACATTATTTAAATTAAAAAATAATGAATATGTGAGCATTACAAACTTAACAACTAATCATAGACATCCTGCTGTAGAAAGTGTACTAAATGCTATAAGAAATGAAGAATAACAAAACAGTACAGATAAATACTAATTTTAAAGATATGATGTATTACTGGTTAAAGTTTATTAAACCATTCCATACATTATCTGAACAACCCATGAGGATATTATCTTTACTATTATATTTTTACTTTGACTACAAAGAAAAAACAAGTGATGAAGATTTATTATGGAGATTACTGTTCAGCTACGATACAAAAGTAATGATATCAAATGAGCTAGATGTTAAAGTACATACTGTAGAAAATAAATTAACTGAATTAAGACGAAAAAAAGTAATAAGTAAAAATAAAATAGATGAAAGATTTATACCTAATATAGATAAAGATTCAAAGAATTTTAGCATAAACTTTTTATTCAATATTAATGATGACAAATAAACAAAAGAAAATATTACACAGTATAGCTTTAAGTAATAATATAAGAGATGATTTGGCAAAAAAGATAGTAGAATGCCCTTTCATGTTTATGAGATTAACAATAAAAGATTTAGACTTTGAAGAAGATGAAAAGTTTAACTTTTACCATAAAAAATTAGGAAGATTTTATTTTAATAAAGGAATATATAATAATATAATTAAATCAAAAAAAAGAATTAAATAATGAGTAACTACGTAACACCAGAAGAATTAACAACAATTATTAGCAACTGCAATTTTAAACCATCATCTAGAAAATTGCTTATAACAATGAATGAATATAAATTAGACAATGATATTGAACTAGTATCAACTGAAGAAGTAACTTTGGATGATTGGCAGTATGTTGTTGCAAATGGTAGAAATTCAGAGTATCAAGCAGGTACAAAAGTGTACTTAGATTTGGCAAAACTAGTTAAAAGAGAACCTGATCCAAATGATAGGTATAAAGTTATTGAGAAAATAAATGTACAACCTTTTGTAATGGGAGACAAGTCATTTGCTCTTATTGATGATAGTATAGTGGCAGGTCATATACAGGAAGGAAATGAAGATGAAATTAACTTTAAAGCGTAATGACAAGTATAACAAGAACGTTCAATACTGATGAAATTTTTTGGGAAACTAACCCATCATTTTTAACAATAAGTAAATTTGAACATTTTTATAATCTTGATAAATCAAAAGGTAAGAAAAAAAGCTCACAGATAATGTGGGCTATTGCCTTTTTATTAGACCCTCATCCAGATAATGTATGGAAGAACTTGAATGAATCTGATAAAAAAATGTTGATCGTTGACGATTACTTAAAAGATGATAAATTTAAATGGGATGAATATCAAGATTTGATCAACGAATATTATAATAGAGTTTTAACTTTAGCTCAAAAAGACTTTTATGAACTACAAGAAAAGATGACAGAAAGGAAAGAGTTTATAAAGAATACACCTTATAGTTTAGATTCTATGGAAGAAATAGATGGTAAAATGAGAATTGTGAAAGGTACAGCAGCTCAATTAGATAAAATGGTTGTTGATACAGCAAAGTTGTATGAACAATTAGAATTAGTAAAACAAAAATTAGAAAAAGAAGCAGCGCAAGATGGAGAAACCAAAGGGGGAATGCAAGAATCAGCAACAGAAAAGGGACTATTATAGACATAGAGAAAAAAAAGAAGTAATATGTTATATTATTAATAATAAAATATTTTTTTCTAAATGGATTTGGAAAGGAAATATTTGTAGTGAAAATTATAGAACTAAAGATTTAACTGATGATTTTTATAAATCTTTTGTTAAAATTACAAGTACTGAATATAATAATCAATGGGGTATAAATTTACAAAATTCGTAATTAATGCAAATAATAAGAGATAAAACAATACCTATAATCAATAATAAGAATAATTTTCTTATTAAAGATATACCTAAATACCATCCTTCTTCTGTGAAGTTTCTTAAATTTTGGAAACAAGAGAAGAAAAGATGTATTGAAGGTTATTGGGGTATTGATGATAAAGATATTAATTCCACTCCTTTGGAAGAAAACGAAGGAGCTTCTAAATGGCGTTACATGCCTCCTAAGCTTTACTTTTATGTAAACTATGGTACAATTAAACATAGACCAGATTATCTTCCTAAAACAGCTCCTAAAATTAAAATGCGTCCATACTTAAGAGATTTTGAATGGGCTTATTATTATGTTGAATTAGAAGCTAGAGGGTTTTCTGGATTTTCAGAAGACAAGTTATATTCTTGTAATAAAACACTTCTCAATGATGAATATACAGATGAAGATATTTTACAACTTTGCAAAGATGAAGATGGTAAAATAATAGATTTAAAATATGTAAATTACTTTAAAGATGATGGTACTAGAAAAGAATATATACATCCTAGAGAGTATATAAGGCAAGTATTTGATAAACCTATGGGTTTACCTATATACGAAAATGAAGCATCTAATTTCATGTTGTTAGGAGCAAGAGGTGGAGGTAAGTCTTATCTTACAGCAAATACTATAGGTCATGAATGGTTATTTGATGGGGCTAAATATTATACAGAAGAATCTATTACTAACCCTGCAGTTGTAGAAGTTTTAGTAGGGGCAGCTATATCATCTAAGTCTTCAGAAATATTAGGTAAAGTTGCTGATATGGTAGAAGAGATACCAGGTAAATATAATAATGACAACATACATCCTTTCTATAAAGAACATTCAGGTTCATTGTCACCTAATAATTTTAAGAATCCCTTTAGGCATGAATATGAAAAGAAAATTGCAGGTAAATGGAGAAAATTAGGCTCTAAGTCTAAAATATATCACGCTACTTTTACAGTAGAAAACCCTGAGGCAGCAGCTGGTACCAGACCAGGTTTAATTATTGTGGAAGAGGTTGGTCTTTGCCCTAATATATTAACAGTTCATGGGTCAAATGAAGCTGCTCAAATGACAGATGGTGTTGTAAAGTTTGGTACATCTATATATATTGGAACTGGAGGTAACGTAGAAAAAATTATAGAATCAGAATTAATATTTAGAGACCCTAAAGGTTTTTCAATGTTAGAATTTGATGATATATGGGAAGGTAATGGTAAAATAGGATGGTTTGTACCAGCTTACTACATGGATGGTAATTATAAAGATTCTAATGGTAATACTAATCTGGCTGAAGCTATTGCTGTGTATGAAAAGAGAAGGGAAGATAAGAAAAAATCCAAATCA